TGTACCTTTTGGACCGCCAGCACCCGTTCCACCTTTAGAACCTTTAGCACCTGGGTCACCTGCTGTACCTTTTGGACCGCCAGCACCCGTTCCACCTTTAGAACCTTTAGCACCTGGGTCACCTGCTGTACCTTTTGGACCGCCAGCACCCGTTCCACCTTTAGAACCTTTAGCGCCTGGGTCACCTGCTGTACCTTTTGGACCGCCAGCGCCCGTTCCACCTTTAGAACCTTTAGCGCCTGGGTCACCTGCTGTACCTTTTGGACCGCCAGCACCCGTTCCACCTTTAGAACCTTTAGCACCTGGGTCACCTGCTGTACCTTTTGGACCGCCAGCGCCCGTTCCACCTTTAGAACCTTTAGCACCTGGGTCACCTGCTGTACCTTTTGGACCGCCAGCGCCCGTTCCACCTTTAGAACCTTTAGAACCCGGATCACCAGTAGCGCCTTTAACACCTTCAGCACCCGTGCCGCCTTTAGCGCCTTTATCACCGGTATCACCTGTAGCACCTTTAGCCCCTGTAGCACCTGGACCACCTTTAGCACCTTTGACTCCTGGCTCTCCTTTTACTCCTGTTTCGCCTTTTTCTCCTTGTAAGTAGCCACTAACAGTCCATTCATTAGAAGGCGCTTCAGTAAATCCAGCAACAACCGCACTTGCAACAAAATACCAGTCTGTCAATACTGCCGCTTCTGTGTACCAATCTGTATTAAAACCGTCTTGGTCTGTAATACGGAAACCAGATGAAATAGCAGTGCTTCCTCCGTCCATACGAGGAGGAGCAGGTTTAGTGTTTCTGCTTAGCGTTTGTGCGCCAAGTTGATTGTTGTAAACGCTAAGACTAGAAGCACCTGTAGTATTTGGCCAAGTAACAAAACTTAAGCCCCCAACATCAGAAGCTGTTCCTGTTAAATAATTTCCTCCTCCTGAGCCTGCCCATAGACTGCTATCTAAAGAAGACGAGTTTAACGTTTCTTGGAAAAATACTGGATAATCATCAATCCATACCCATAGTCTTCCGGGGTTAATTTCAAACTGCCAAGTAACTGTGTGTGAATTTCCATCAAAGAAAGATATTTCAGAAATGGGCTTTTTCGTAATAACTGTATCATTATTTGTTGCAGTTGTTGAACTTGCACCGTCGCCTGCTCTAGCATAAAACTTGTGTACATTATCTTCGTAAATTACACCAATTATAGCGCCTATACCTGAGCCGCCTTTCTCAAAGATAACGTGATTATTTGTTCCAGAAATTGTTGCTGGAAGAATAACGTCACAAGACATTACGACATCTAAGCCACGATTTGTAACACTAAATAATCCTGAATCTGCAATACTGCCTGATGCTGCTTGGGTTCCAGACAGTGTTAAATCAGAAAGAACTGGCGGCTTGAAGAGATCGTCATTAAGGCCATCATAGTAAATAATAAGTACATCTTCGCCAGGATCGCCTTTAATTCCTGTTCCGCCTTTAGGACCTGTTTCTCCTTTAGTGCCTTTATCGCCTGCGTCTCCTCCTAGACCCTTTGGACCTGTAGTACCTTTGGCACCTGTAGAGCCCTTAGCCCCGGTATCCCCCACGCCTCCTTTAGGCCCTTGGTCTCCTTTCGGTCCTAAATCACCCTTAAGACCTTTATCACCTTCTCCACCTTTATCACCTTGGTCACCTTTAACACCTAGTACGCCTTTTGCACCCGCATCTCCTACACCACCTTTAGGCCCTTGGTCTCCTTTCGGCCCTAAATCCCCCTTGAGGCCTTTGTCGCCCGCAGTACCCTTGAGACCCTGATCGCCCTTAACGCCTATAGCACCTTTGGCACCTTGCTCTCCGACAATACCTTTAAGACCTTGATCACCTTTAACACCTACAGCACCTTTAGCGCCTTGCTCGCCTGTAGTACCTTTGAGGCCTTGGTCACCTTTAACACCTACATCACCTTTAGCGCCTTGTTCCCCAACAATACCTTTGAGGCCTTGATCACCTTTAACGCCTATAGCACCTTTAGCGCCTTGTTCACCAACAATACCTTTAAGACCTTGATCGCCTTTAACACCTACATCACCTTTAGCGCCTTGCTCACCTGTAGTACCTTTAAGGCCTTGATCACCTTTAACGCCTATAGCACCTTTGACACCTTTATCCCCAGTAGTACCCTTTAGACCCTGATCGCCCTTAACGCCTACATCACCTTTAGCGCCTTGCTCGCCTGTAGTACCTTTAAGCCCTTGGTCACCTTTAACACCTACAGCACCTTTAGCGCCTTGTTCACCAACAATACCTTTAAGGCCTTGATCACCTTTAACACCTACATCACCTTTAGCGCCTTGTTCACCTGTAGTACCTTTAAGACCTTGATCGCCTTTAACACCTATAGCGCCTTTGAGGCCTTTATCTCCAGTGTCTCCTTTGAGACCTTGGTCTCCCTTAGGGCCTATCTCGCCTTTAAATCCTTTATCGCCAGTATCTCCTTTATCGCCGACTCCACCTTTATCACCTTCTCCACCTTTACTACCTTTTTCGCCGATACCCCCAGGAGTACCTTTAGCTCCTGCTACTCCTTTTGTACCTTTTATACCTGTTGTACCTTTTGTACCTTTTGTACCAGTATCTCCTTTTGTACCAGTATCTCCTTTTGTACCATCCTCTCCTTTAGGGCCTATAATGCCCTTGGACCCTGTATTTCCTTTGTCCCCTTTTATTTGTCCTACATTGTTCCAGCTTGTACCATTATATACCCACAGATTACCTGTGTCATCTGCAATAACACCTTCCCCTGCTTGTGCAGACGAGAAAGCATTATTTAAAGCAGTTTGAGGAGTTGCTCCTACTGTTGCAATATTTCCAATAATTGATACAGAAGTTCCATCGTCTCCAGTTTCACCTTTTGTACCAGCACTTCCTTTGGAGCCTATTTCACCCTTTTCTCCTCGGTTGTCTTCCGAAACACCAGTAACTCCATTAAATAAATTACTAGGATGATAGCTTGAAAATACTTTCTTCTGTTGTGTGCCTGTGTTTCCTCTAGTTTGAGTAGTTACAACATGACGAATCCAATAGTATCGAGTATTTGCTCCCCCCTCTACGATTGGATCTGTAAAGGTTGTGCCGTCAACTGTCGCTATCAGTTCTCCATTTACTACAGAGTTTGAAGTTGATCTCCATATTTGAGTTTGATGAGTATCAACATTAAACGAACTAGAATTTGTCCAATTAAGTACAATACCTCCTCGATTATTATTAGTAGCTGTTAATGCTGAAGGAGAAGGTGGCTTTGCATTTGGAGCGAGTCCTCCTTCTGCTGGAGTAATTGCACCTCTGTCAGAAGCTGCAATAAGATACGTGCTATCTTCGTGCTCTTCCGCTGTAATCTGTACTAAACAGTCCTGCTTTACAGTAAGATTAGTAATTCTATAAGTTTTATTCGTCCATCCAAAACGAGGGTAAGTAATTCGTATTACTTCACCCGCAAGAAGCAAAGCTCCTCGAGGTCCCATTGTAAAGTTAATCTTTAACCCTGAGCGTGACTGATCAAGATACTGTTTTGCATTTATTCTAGCGTTAAAGTAGTTTGTAACATAGGGAGCCTGAAAGTTTCCTTTTCGAGGAACCATTCTATCTTGCTTTAAGTACTCTGAGTTAAACATATTAACACTACGACCTTCAAAACGGTTTTGAGGGTCATTAATACTTACGTCAACAGAATTATATGTTCCTTTTTGTCCTGCATCTTCTACAGAGATTGAGCCAATAATATCACCTTCGTCAATCTCTTCTACTTTATAAGTTGTTCCATCTACAGTTACAGAAGTTGAAGGCCCTGCTTCTGTCATTACAGAAAGATTATATTTACCTGCAGAATATCGTAATATTCCGTTGAAATGTTTCAACATACTATTAATATTGTCAAAAATAGGTGCGGCAGTATCAATAATTGCGTTTGTTTGATGACGTGTAGCATGTCGCTGGTTTTGAGCTTCCCAGCCCACATAGCGCCAATATTTTACATCGTCAGCATCGTATAAACTATATCCAGAAGTAGCCCCTGCATCCCCATGATTTGCAGTTACTTTTTTAACTATAGGGTTCCCGTCAAAGGTAAATACCTTACTTGGGCCATCTATAACTCCATCATCGTTAGTATCTTTTCTAGCAATATCAATTTTTAAGGTATCAGAAGAGCCAACTTTCTTTATTTGTATGCTATTTGCTACTAAGTTTGCCCCTGATGAATAAGTAATACTATTCCCATTAGTATGAGTATTAGGAACTTTATGTAGCTTACCACCGTAGTAATAAAGTTCTCCCTGATACCATGATTTCCAGTTTTCATGTCTATGAGCAATCTTTCCAAATACATTTTCAAATTCTACAAGATAGTGTGTGAGTCCTGTATAAATTGTTACAGCAGAACTACTTTTAACAGTACCCTGCCAAAGAACTTTTCCGCCACTAAAAGCTTCATAATAATACTCATCTCCATTTGTAGGCTGACTCTCTGCAACCATAAATATATTTGAACGAGTATCGCATTCTCGTGCAGCAGAGAAAAAAGATTCTTTATCAACATCAATATCAATGTCTAGTGCTCGACCGAATCTGTCATCTACCAAGTAGTCGAGAAGCTGCATGGCTGGGTTAGTACTTACTCGTATATCTGGTTGAGTAGAGAAAATCTTATAAGTATCACCTTGAGCAGGAGCTTGATCAAAAGGAGTATTAACCATTGCCACTTTAGTAGTGCCATCATAATCAGCAATTACTCTGTTTTCAATACGGGAGCTACCATCTTCAAAGTTATGAGTTACTTCTATAAAGCGTAGATTATAAGCATCGTTTGTACTGCTTGCAGTACTCGCAAGCTGTATCCCATCTAGTACTGTAATAAATTCACTTACTACGTCTTCCGCATCTGTTTGAGTTGTTCCTATGTCCTGAATAATGCCTGAATTAGGTGTATAGTTTTCTGGCAGATAAAACTGATGAAGTTGATCTGAACGGAACCCGGGGGCAGTGCCTGTTACCTCTGCAGCAATAGAAGCAAAGTCTGACTGAGTTAATGCAAATTCCATTGCACTACTAGGACTTCCATTTCCTACTGTTACGTCTATGCCTGTTCCACTGCTAACTGTTGTGTTTGCTTGACTTGTTATTTCTTCTTGCAAAATTGCAGGAACAATTCCAGTATTTTCTTCGTGGTCATAAGTAAGTAAATGATAGTTGTTTGTACCGTCTGTCAAGTAAAACGCAGTTTTTGTGCCTAATGCTGGTTTTGTTGCGAATCTTATTCTGGCTTCTAAATTTCCATTTATATTTGTAATTGTATAAATATCTGCTATCTGAATATTACTCTGAAGTAAAGAATCGTCATCTGTTGCCTTGAGATTTACTTTTTGGCCTATATTGAAAGCGGTAGAATCATCCGTGTGTGCAAGATCATCCGCATATGAAAAATCATAGTTATAGCAGTTTACGCCTTTTCCACGTACTACAAAATCCAGAGAAGGAATAGTAGTCTCTCCTTCTCCGATTGTATACTTTGCTACAGTATAAGCAGTATCTAATAACTGATGTTGGGCTCCCCAGTATGGATCGTCACCTGTATAGTAATCTGTTGCAATTTTAAAATTACTTGAGTTTGATAGAAGAGTGCTGTTTGCTTTTTGATCTGATTTACCTGCATGAAAAGTAAGTACTGCGTCAATGGGAGTAGTAAACTTTGTGCCTTTTTCATGAGTAATACCTGCCCCTTGAGAAGTTGCACCTCCACTAATAGAAGAGTCTGCTAAAGGCGTAAAGTAAGGATACTCTCGTCTGAAACTTTCTGCAAATTCTCTTCTATCTGCCCAACTACCATCAAAGGGCCAAGAGTATAGGCCGGATAGCGCAGTATCCAGATTAGAGGAGTTAATATTTTGGGAAGTAAGTACATCTCCTCTGTCTGCTCTACCTTGGCAAAGTACATCAATTGTGTTTTCTGCCGTTTGAGTAGATCGAGTATCTTTATCATTTTCATCAATACATATAGAAGAAGTATCGTCAAAGTAGATATCATATAGTCCGCCAATCTGTCCTTCACAGATAGCGTAAGCCACAAAAACTTGTTTTGCGTCATTATTTAAAGTATCTACAAATACAGGAATACTATCAATTTTGTTTACGCCATACACAACAGGTAGATACTTTGCTTCTAAGTTAAAGCGTAAATCTGCTTCTCTATCTACTTCTACTTGATACTCAATTAACTTATATTTTTTGGAACCATACCACTTGCGCTTCATTTTCATCTTGGTACGGGTTTCTTTTACCTGATAGATTGCTACCAAGTTAATAGCTTGTTCGCTATGTAAAAATCCTAAGTCAGATGTATACGCAGGACGAATCGCTGCTTCTGGATCTGGAATATTATTTTGATCAAGTGCTCGGTGATGAGAGTCTGAAGTAAGACGGCCCTGTACTCGAGTAAAATCTCCCCAATGGCTAGTAATATTCCAAGTTACAGTTGATCCTTTCATTGGATCTTCTGCTATCTTTCCTCCGGCGATAATCCCTTTAAAAAGAGTATAAGGCTCTCCGATTATCTCTCCTGTCTCTGGATTGATAAATGCTTTATAAACAAATACATCTCTATTAATATACCTAGCGTATCCATTTCCAGTACGGTCTGTAATTATCCCTTCTACTTCTGGATTCTTGAATGTAAGAGTATAAGTTCCTGTCTCTGCCGTTAAAGCATTTTCAAGCGCGGTTACATTTGCAACAGTATTGTTTGTACTAAAAGAGTTTATTCGTACAAGTTTTCCTTTGTTTGAGCCACTACTTGCGACAAGCTCAACAATATCACCTTCTCGAAACCCTTCTGCAACAAGATTTTCTGAAGAAGTAATTGTGCTTGTTGTAATTGTTAGACTATCTTCAAGAGTGGTGTTTAGAGCAGTTGCATCAATTTGTAAAGTAAAATTTGTAGCTCGAGCTTCAATAGTTTCTGAAACTGCTCCAACTTTTAGTACTTTATTTGCAATATATGTCTGAGGGTTGCTTGTACTATCATCAGTATCATCATAGCTGATATCAAAGGATCCATCAGTTAAATAGATGTAATCAGTAAGAGCACGTTCTGGCTCATCACCGTCAATATTTTTTGGGCGCTCAAACTTTACGAGATGTGCGTATACGAATGAGTCTTCTCGAAGGAGCGCGTCTCTTAAATCTGCATTTAAACTTCTAATTGGCATTACTGTACTTCCTCAAGATTCAAAGAGAACTGATACAAATTATTTGTATTTAAAGAATATTCTTCAATGTTGCCCACTCGAACAACTTTGATAAATGGATTGTGGAACTTTACTTCATCATTATTTGCAACTGCACGAGCTAGTCCAGGAACAAAATGAATACGAACAGTATTCGCAGAAGGAGCAGTGTCTTTATAGTCTGTAGGGGTCTCTACTCGAGTAACCATGTATGCTTTTTCATGATTGGAGTCTGTGCCTGCAACAGTAAATAGGTCTCCTGGGGTAGGAGTGTTATCGGCAGCAATTGTATAGTTTCCATCCGAACCTCCATCAAGAGTCATAATTGTTTTACCTGCCGCGTGTGCCGAAGTTACTGCAAGATCATTACTTGCAACATGAGTAGCAAAGTTACTATCTTGAGGCACCCGATACTGCGGCAGAGAAACATAAAATGGATTTAATGGACCCCGTTGCTGTAAAAGAAACGTATAAATTGGCTCAAACTCTGCACGAGTCATCGGATTATAAGTAATATTTATTTTCCACTTATGAAACGCAGTTGCGCGTGCAATGAGTCTGCCCGAGTTTGTACGAGAGCGCATATAAGGCTGCTCTGACGTCATCTTTACAGATTTATAGCCAGGGCCCGCAGTTCCTGCAGATTGTCCTGCAGATCCAATACTGTTGTTGGGATCTGGCAGAACATTTTGAAATTCACTAAACTGTGCCATTAGTATCTAGATACTCCGCTTGTTGTTTCGTTGAATACTGAAGTATCAACTTCTTCTACGAAGTCCTGCCCATATGAATTTGCGGCTTGTCGAATCATTCCGATTATGTTTCCTCTTTGTGCAACAAGTAAGTCTTCTACGCCTGATGCATCTACAGTATTAATATTAAAACTTACATTCGTAGGCGCACCTGCTTGTACGTCATCATTTGCAACAATAGTTCCTGGAACTTCTGGTACAAACAGCTCTGGACCTTGTTCTCCAACCATGAATGCAGTATTTCCACCTTCTGCACGGTTTCGATATCCGCCAAATGCAGAACGAAAACTTTCTGGACCTCCTTGCCCAGACTCTCCCCTAAAGTATGCTAATTCACCTCTAGCAGACTGAGATTTTGCTAAGTCAACGTTCTTTCTTCTTTCTCCGATTGAAACGCTAGAAGAAGGCGCAGCTCCACCGCCCCCAATGGAGCCTCCACCTTGGTAAGAAGTTCCTGCAATAACTGCTAATTGGGCTGCGCCCATTGCAAGAGTAATACCATTCATTAATCCCAAGTAGCCTGCAAAAACTGCGGGAGCGGCTAAACCTGCTTGAGTAGCTGCTATAGAGGCTGCTGCCATGTTTGCTGCGATTGACATTGCAGTATTTGCAACAACGGTAGCCATCTGCATTTTCTTATTTTGTTCGAATGCTTTACGCTGAAGCTGTTCTTTTCTCTTTTCCATGGCTGAAATTTTAGCAACAGATTCTTTAGACTTTCCGTCTCTTCTCTTTTCTGCGGCAATTTGGTTATCTACTTCTGCAATCTGTGCCTTACTTTTAGCAGCCATAATTTGAGCAATTCCTGCAATTGCTGCAGCGGCGGCTTGGAAAGCAGCAGCAGTTCTTTCTGCGCTTCCTTCCGCCGCATTAGCAAAGTTATCTAAGTTGACCATTAAATCTGCACTAAAAGTTGCAAAAGAAGCCGCAAGCTCTCCTTCAGGACCCAACTTAGCTAATGCCTGAGCTTGAGCATCCACTACCCCTGCTATCATTGCAATACTTGCTGATTTTGTATTTTTCTGTGCTTGAAGTACTGCTGCTTCTGCTGCCTGTACCTCTGCCAGAGTGTTAAACATTCCGCTGTCAAGATTGTCTTGCGCAGCTTGTTGTTGCACTGCGGCGGCGGCAACATTATCCGCTCCGGTCATTGCAGCATCTCTAGTGGCGGTAGCATCGGAAGTCATGCCTCTAGCACCACTAAATACAGGAGTAGTTTGACTTGCTACTCCTCCAGCAATTGCTTCAGTTACACCTATTTGTGCGCCTCTAACTTTTTCTGCGGCAGTGGCCTTAACTACTGCTTGTTGCTGCAAAAGTAAATCTAATACTTTTTGCTCTGCTCCGCTTATTACTTCGTCTTCTAGGAATTTTAAACGAAGTATTTCATATTCTATCTCAAGCCTCATACTAGTTACAACTAACTCAGCCTGTGCTGCTGCTAAAGCTGCTTCTGCTGCTGCTACTTCCTGCTGGAAAGCCTCTGCTTTAGTAACTTGTCCGCCACTTAACTGTTGCTGAACTTTTAATATACGAAGATCATTTTTTACTCTTTCTGCTGAAAGCCTGTTTTGTTGCTCTTGAACTTTTAAAACATCTAAAGCTGCTTGTTTTTCTGCAACTTTTATATTTACAACTTTTTCTGCGTTGGCAACTTCTTGCGCTCTTAATTTTACAATATGATCCTGCGCTTCAAATTCCGCTTGCTTTGCTTCAGCACTGAGTGTAGGATCTGAAGCTACGAACAAGTCTTTTTCTGCTTGTATCTGTCTTTCGATCAAACTTGCTTCTGTTTCAAGCATCTTGTTTCGCTCTTCGCCTAAGATGACTTGAGCGCCCCCCACACCTTTCATATTAGATTCTAATGCTTTGAGTGCTTCTTTTTGTTGTGATAAACTTACTGTTAAAGTATTTATAGCATCTCGTGAATCTTGTATTTTGTCTACAAAAGCTTGTAATCCAGGAAGGCCTGTCTTAAATTCCTCAGGAATTCTCAAGTTTTCTAACTGTTTTTCTAGCTCTTCAAGGGCGGCCCGTGCTTCTTCAGCCGCAGGGGTTGCTTTTTGAAAAGCTTTAAATCCATTTAGTATGCTTGGAGGAACTCTTTCTGTTTCTTGTGCTTTCTTTGAAACTGCTTCAAATTTATCCAGAATTGCTTGAGCGCCTTCTTCCTCTTGGTCAAATAGTACTTTTGCTTTTTGCTGACGCTTTGACATAATTCCATTAAACTCAGCAACAGTAGTATTTAAGTTTTGAAAAGAATTTCTTATTTCATTTGGGAATCGTTGAATAAGTTCTAATTGAACTAAGAAATCCGTAAAGTCTAATTCTCCAGCATCTAACTGTTTCTGAAGCGCAACTAATTTACCGTAGGTTTCTGAGGTTAGCTTAGTATTAAAGGCATTTGCTTTTGTGGCTTTGTTTAGCTTCATTTGAACTTCAAACTCTAATAACGCTCCGGACAATATTTCATTTGCAGCCTTCTTTTCAGCTTCTCCTCTCCTAGACTGCGCATTTGCTAAATTAGCTTCAAGGTATGCCTGTTTTTGTTTAGATTGAGCTATCTGGTTTTCTATTTGACTTATTAACAGTGCTTGACCTCGAACCCTGTTTTGCGATTTTTGCATGCCTTCTAATTGTAGAGCTTTCTCTTCTTGGAGAGCAATCTGCTTTTCTACTTCTTTAGTTTCGTCTCGCATAGTTTTTCCAAGATCAGATACATTTGCAGTAACTACATCTTGAATTTTGCCGCGTATCTGATCTAGTATACCAGCAATTGCAATATACGATTCGCCTAAACGTTGTCCGCCTTCAGAGGTATTTCTATCGAAAGCCGCTGTTATTTCTGCAAAATTTTCAAAAGATTTTACAGCATCATCTATTCGTTTTTGTACTATGTCTTCAGGAAAAAACTTTTCTTTAATTATTCCGTATAAAATACTTATACCAGAAATAATTAGTCCAATATAAGGAAGAGCTGTAAAGAATGCTGTTCCTAATACTTTTACGCCCCCTGCAGCAGTTCGTGCAGCAGGACCTAACCCTTTTATAGTTTTTCCAAGTCCTTTTTTACCTTTAGTTGCTTCTGTAGTTCTTTCAATATCTTCGGTATGAGCTTGACCTAAATCTTTAAAAGAAGCAAATAGATTAAGGTTTGCTGCATTTTGAACAGCAGAAGCTCTGCTAGATTCTATACTAGCCATTCTTTGAGAAGCTTGAATATCTTTTAACTGAGTAAGTCTATTTCCGTATTCTTCCTGCTGCTCTCGTAACTTAGATAAACTTTTTGTTTGTGCTTCAGTCGCTACTCCACTTTTAGAAATTTCATTTTCTTGCCGACTAATTTGACCACTTACACCAGCGTAAGATCTTACTAAACTAAGATTTGCTTCTTTGTATTCGGCTGTTGTTGCTGTGCCGTCTTCTAATTTATCAATTAAGGCTGTGAATTTTTTCGGTAACTTACCCGCGGTCGTTAGCTGTTTTGCAGTTGCCGTGTGTGCATCAAAAGACGCTTCTGCATTTTCTCGAGAAGCATCCGCCATTCTTAGTAAGCCTGGAGCAACACTGCTAGTAACTGCACCCCCAAGAGTCGTTGCTACTGCCGTTAAAGAAAGTAGGTTTCTAGATGCAAATCCTACCATATCTCCTAAACCTAAGAAACCATTCACAAATCCTAATACATTTTTTTGTAAATTTTGTAGCGCAGCAGATAGTTTATCATAAGGGTTTGGATCAATTTGTTGACTTAAATCTTCATATTTTTTCAAACCTTGTTCAATTGTTGCATTTAAGAATGCTTGACTTCTCTCGTATTGAGTCAAAGAAGTTTCAGCAACTCCTAAACGATCAGCATAAATTCTTACTGCTTCATCGAGCCTAACAAAAATGCCTAATTCATCTAAGATTTCTGGTTCGACCTTTGCAGTACCTCGAACAAGACGATCAAGAGCATCAGACATATCTCTGCCCAAAGCAAGAGAAGCGCCTTTTGCAACTTTTGCAAGATTGTTAAGTTGATCGGAGCGGAAACCCGATGCGGAAGCAAGAGCAGTAGCTCTCATTGCTTGTTCAGCAGAAAGAGCTTCGCCCGTAATATTTCTAAGTCCTTGAGCTACATCCGGAAGATTTTGTCCTGCGGCGGCGCCTACTGCGATCAATCCTTTTTCTAGTTGAGATACTTGAGCGGCCCTACTAAAGGCATTAAATGCAGCAGTAGCTGCGAAAACGTTAGAAGCTAAAACAGCATACGCACTTACAAGACCAGTACTTCCGGTCATTGAGTCCCGCATTTTACTAAATGCTTTTGTGCCGTTTGCTGTAGCGCCCGCTACACCTTTTTCGCCTTTATTGTAGCGATTTCGTGATTTACCAAGGTCATCTGTAGCTTTTGCAGCTTTCTTTGCTTGTTGTTCTACAAGCTTAAAACTACCGTCTTGATCCAGTTTGACCTTAATTACGATTTCATTTGCCACGCGACTGTCTCTTTAGCTTTTCCCTCTCCCTTTTCATTTGTTCAGAGGATTTTTTCATAGCTCTTGAGTCTAACCAACTCAGTATTTCTAAGAAATATTCTTTATCTTCTATACCCCACGTTTCTATCATATGAGGTAAGTTTGTGTAATCTTTGCCTATGTACCCTATATCTCCTACTATTTTATCTCCTAAAAGATTAAAAGTCTGTACGGCATATGCAAATATTTCTGGCAAGTCTTCAAAGTCTGGAGGTATCTCCTCCTCTTTGGGCTCTTGCTCTAATTGTTCCATCATCTCGAAATATCTATCTCGAGTCATTCCGGTTTCACTGTTTCGGTACAGCTTTTCCAGTCTTTCTAGGGCTAGGCTTTTCTGCTCTTGAACGAAAATTATCAAGGTCAAAAACCACCTCGTTTAGCCATGTATCAAATTCTGTAGAGTTTTGCACAAGTACTTCTGCGTTTTCTTTTGAATATTCTACTTCTGTATTTGGATCTTGTGCTCCAGCATCAATTAAAATTAAAGTTTCTAAGTGCTCAAGAGTAAGTCCTTTCCAGTTTTTAATACTTGCTTCTGCAAATTCTACTACAAATTTTTCTTCATTTAAGTCTTCTACAAGAGTACGAGCTTTACGATCAAACTTTTGAGTTGTACATCGCTTTCGTAAATTAGTAAGCTCTTTGCGCGAAAGATTCGCGACTTCTATTGAAAATCCTGATAGCCCAGGAAAATCAATCCAGACAGATTTGCTGTCGACCATAAGTTGTTTAAGTTGCATTTATTGACCTCCTCAGTCAGTTTTATATTTAAGTATTGTTCCTAGATCAGCTGGATTTTGTGTCATTCGCCAATCGTAGTTTTGTAAAAATACATCTCCAGTTGATAGTCTGTTTGTGAAGCTACAAGTAGCATCTCCAAAACTAAACCCTCTAAAATTGTTTCCAGATTGCCCGTTTCCTGCTTTTATGTTAATAGTGGCATCATGGTCCCAATCTTGAACATTACTAGTATTATCATCTAGTAAATATTGAGAGATCGACCCTGCGAGTATTTTCTTTTTGAGTGCAAACCCTGATGGATACATCGAATTGGTTGCTGAAGTTGCCGATATCGCACTATTAACTGTAGTATATGGAGTCCATTGTATTTCATTTTGTAACTCCATTGTCACTCGTGCAACATGGGTGAGGGTTGTGCTATTTACAGATACATCTACAATAGGAAGTAAAAAAGTACTTGTTGCACTTCTATCTTGTAATGTTCCTGTAAGCGTTGCTCCTCTTGTCAGCTTTCCACCTTCTCCGCTAATTTCTAAACTCAGGGGCCGAGATCGCTCGATAACGAAACTCCCATTTGTCATAACCGCGGTTTCTAGTTTAAAAGTATCAGCTTCTGTTTTTACAAACAAATCAAAAGAAGTAGCACCTAGTAGTAGTGTTTCAATAATTGTGTAATCACTTTCAGTAACTACAGGCAGAGAAAATGAAAATGTGCCTGCATTTGCTTTGTTAATTACACTGGCTTCAAATACATTTGACTGTGCGTGCAGAGTTTTAACGGGATAGCTAGACTCAGAGAACGTTTGTCCGATTGATACATCAGTAACATCTATTCTGTGTCTGTTTCCTCCGCTAACTATAAAGACTTGTGCCTCTTGTTTAAAATTGTAAGTTGGCATTGATTCTTCTCTGCTAGAAGCCTTGTTTTACTATCACTAACTATGTAATTATATGGTAGGAGAGGAAAAATGTCAAGAGTTATTTTTGGTAGGAGTAATAAAAAAGGGGCCGAAGCCCCTTAAAAACAACGTTCTTATTATACTTTATAAGTGATGGTACACTCGTCAGTTTGGTCAATTGCTGAAGGCAATGCCATGAAGTTGGTTTCGAGTGAGATTACATCTTCAATTGAGTGCGAAGGTACTTCTAGGTGTGCAGTTGGGAAATTAAATTCCAAACGGTTTCCTGAAGCTCCGCCAATCTTAAAGGTAAGATCCATAGAGTTAGTAACAACTCCTGTTGCACTTCGCAGGTCATCAAACAGGTCACGTGACTTAGATCCAGTGCCATCAAGGGCTGCAGTATCAAGTGTCAAGTAACAAGTAAATGATCCACCAATGTTACGGTTACCAGTAACGTGTGCGAAAGGAATATTTACTTTACCCAACTCCTCTGGAGTAATGTAAGTAAGGTTGTTTGACAATGTAATGTTTCCGCCGGTAAGCGTAAGAGTATAGCTTGATGCAAACTCATTTGTTCCATCATTGTCTTGGTCTTGATCAGATACAGTTACAGTCAACTGGCTCAAACGGTTACGAATGAAGTTATCTGTTGCAGTAGCTTTCTCATAGACCATAGTGGGCTCTTCAATAAAAGTAATAGGTGAATTATCTGCACCTGCCCCAGTTGCTGAAGCGCTTGGAGTAATAACTGTTGAGCTGTCTACAGTAGTAACTGTTGTTCCGGCAGGGAACCCTCCGCCAACAATAAAATCACCCACAGATACACCAGTTGTACTATCTACAGTAACAGTACTATCTCCGCTAGAGACTGCACCGCTCAAGAAAGTAGTTACTGGTAATGACTTGAATCGCTTCAAACGGTTAGAGTCATTTGTATCTAGTAACAGGTCTTCGTCAGCAAGATCTGTGCTATCTTTTGTTTGCTTCATGAAGCGCAGAGTAGTATTATCTGCAATTGCGCCGTTAAATGCAGTGCCTACAGTAATATCGTTTGTGGATACTGCTGTTACTTTTGTTCCTGAAGCAACGCCTGATGCTCCAAATACCTTCATACCTACAGTTACGCCATGACCTGCGTCAAGAGTAATTGTAGTGTCGCCGCTTGCGTGATCAGACTGATTTACAGTTGCATCAATAACGATGGTATCACGGCTTCCTTCAAAAGAAGATCCAGTTACATCATTAACTTCTGAACAGTTTCCTGACCAGTTAATTGTTGCAATACCGTCAATGTCAAAATCTACGGACGCTTCATTTACAACCGCGTCTTTCAACTGCATAATTGTACGGTTAGCATCTCCAAGTACAAAGAAGATGTTACAAGTACCAAGAGTTGACCTATTTGACTGAGTTAAGGTAAACTGATTTTGAGCAGCAGCAGGAGTATTTGCAGTATTAGCGCCTCCTGTGTTTCCACGCATAAAGTCGCCGCGACTTCCATCGTAGTTATCTGCGCCTGCAAAAAGTGCCCATAATACTTCTTCTACAGCGTGAACGTCAGTAGAAGGGTCTGCTTTACCTGTGCCGCTTCCAGTTGATGAGAAAGGACGAACGTAAGTTGAGAAAGACCACTCACCCGCAGAAAGGGCAGTGTTAAAGGCACGTCTACCACGACGGCTTGTGCCGTTTGCATCTTCCATTTCCGCTAGGACAATTTCCTGAGATTCGTTAGCTTGTGAGAAGCTAAAGCCATCCAATACAGGAACCGTCCAAAATACTCCATCCATTTCGATGAAGCATTTACTATCGCGGCTAAAATATAATTGATCTGCCATAGTTTATCTCCTATGATATTGAAAGGACTAGGGCGTGAACGTTTGTTCGTGCCAGTCGTTTCTAGTAGCGAACCTCTAGCTGAATCTCTCCAACTCCGTAAGGCTCTAATGTACCTTCATCAGTAGTAATACTGGCGATGGTAATTTGTTGTGTATATTGATAGTTATTTAGTCTATCAGTATACTGTAATCTACTATGTTTTTCTACTACGGTTTCTACATCTTCTAGTAACGCTTCTAGAGCGCTTGCCGCATCTTCTTCGTGTACGTAACATCGAACTGTTACACCTAGAAAACGATCTTTGTAACCGCCTGCTTGATATTCCCGAGTTTCCGCTCCTGGATTTAAATGAATTGCGGGAAATTGTGTTACTTCGTCCCAAAATTTTAATCGAGGATGTACGTTATCATATAAATTACTGACGTACTCTCCAGTTCCGTCAATATTTTTTAATTCTTGCGTTAGAGCTTCAACAATAGCAAGCCTACGAGTTGTATAATTTCTTTCTGACATTATAGTCTCCTAGTGTATAGTCTGCCTACTTGCTCTACTGCTATTTCTCTAATCGTTTTATCAATGAGTTTTCTAGGGTCAAGATCAATACTTCCTTGCTTACCTCCCTGCTCAAATGTTGCATAAGGACTCTTTCTATAAGTATATCCTATGCTTGGAAACCCTTGAGGGGTTTGTATAATGTTTATAACTCTTACTGAAGCTGCAAACCTGCCCGTTCTATTACTAAGAGCAGGAGGTCCCATATTATCTATTATGGCTTGAGGTAGCCTTGCATTTATTACTGCTAACATTGCTGTTTGACTAAACTGTGCTTTTGCTGTTCTTTGTTGTCTAATGTTTTGCTTTTGTAATGATTGCTTTTTTGCGCGCCCTCTTGTTGCAGTTCCGGCAACTTTAAGAGCAGCTTTACTTTTTTCGCCCTTAACTTTTGTATCTTCCATTTTAACAGTAGCGCCTGTTGCTTTTTCAAAAGGTTTGAGCGCTTTTTTAATTGTTTTTTTACGTCTAGCAGTAACTAGACTATCTGATCCTGTTAGTTCTGCCGCAGGAATACTTTGTAATTTTGTTAAAGCATTCTTAACTTTAGCTTCAATTTCTTTCTTTAGGCTTTTTTCTTTACCGCCGCCTTGTTGTGTATTAAATAAAGCGTTTCCTACAAACACTCTAACAGTTTCTGTTTTTATATCTTTTTCTATTCTAAGCTCGGGGTCTAGCTTGGCTAGCTCTGAGAGCATAGCATCTTTATTACTATACATTGAATCATTCATAACCTTTTCTAACGCATCTACCATCTGATCATTTATGAAAATTTCAATATTACTTGTACCACCCGCGTGTTCTAAGTTAAATACTTGCCCGGCTTTTTCCTGGTCTCGCATTTTATTACTAGAGCCGCTTTGTCTTTCAAGCTTTTCTTTTCCGGCCGCACTTTTAATTTCTGTAACAAAAGTGTCATAAAACTCATTTAATGCAGTTTGATAACTTTTAACTACTCTGTCGTATACACTTGCATTTCGTGCCGTGACTAAAAATCTTGCTTTAATAACTGGAGGAACACTGTTAAATCTATAAACAACTTCGTCAGGCTTTTTAATTCTTAGCTTTACTATTTCATCATGCACGTCTTTTAGCATTTTTGTCATTGCAGCATCGTACACGTCTTTTATACTGTCTTCTCCGACCGCAGTAATAAATTTTTCTGAAATTCCATTTGTCTTCAAAACAGTTTTTACTGTTCGTGTTATGACACGAGGATTTAGTTCAAAAAAATGTACAACTTTATTTGTTACTTTTTTACGATAATTATCTGAACTTTGCTTAAGATTATCATCTAATTCATTTAAAAATCTTAATAAGTCTTTCTGGGCCATTAGAGATTTTTATACATATCAAGAATACGTTTGATATGGTCTGGGAAGCCTCGTCCATCGCCGCTTCCTTGATTTTCCATGGTTGCGCCAGCAATAGTGCGTCGCATAACATGTTCATCTTTCATATAGTACTTAATCAAATCAATAACAGCCAACTTTAAATCCGAAGGACACTCAGAATAGCCTGCTTTGTAAGTAACTTTTACTGCACCTGCTCCACTCGGCCAGTTCTTATAGGTAGATCCCGTTACGTACAGTACGCTATCCGTCGTCGTGTCTAGATAATAGTCTGTAGTTGGCACGGTCGTGTAACTGGCCGTAACGGAATCTCTTTTTTCTACTGAAACAACACTATTGACAGGACTTTCCGTCAACTGTACAATATGAGTGCTCCAATCAATATTAAACTCTTCGACTTTGTTAGTAGAATAGTAATCAACAATACTATTACCACAGTAAGTTTTTACTAATTGACTCACTGACTCAATTACTGAAGTTAAGCGAAGATCGTCCTTAGGGCTAGTAAGGCCTTCCGCTTCTTTATAATCTGCTAATGTAATTAAATCTGCCATAATAAATCAATTAGTAAAAACTTGGGGAGGAAACCCTCCCCAGTTTATTTATCTAGCTATTAAGATGCCGCTTGGACAAGCTTAACAACAGATACGTCAGTAGTACCGTTATTAGCAACGAGCTGGTTGAAGCCAAGTGACTGGCTAGCAACGATTACTCGACGCTGATTGAGTACTTCGTAATCTTGCTCTACGGATACACCGCGGAGACGTGGGATTACGTGGTTACGAACGTTAACAGCATAACCTACAGAGGCGTTTGCGCCTTCTGCTTCGAGCTGATCAGATACAACTACTGGAGTTCCAAAGATTGAACCTACAGAACCTGTAATCTTAGTAGCCATATCAGAGCCTACGTCTGTGATGTCGGCAAAGCCTGCATCAGCAATTAGATCGTAGTAACGCTTCTGAGATACAACATAGATCAGATCTTCTGGCATCATGCCATACTTACCCATAAGCTTACGTGCTCCGAGGAAGTCTGCTGCGTCAACAACGCCAGTACCGGCTGCTGCCACTGAAGTTGTAAACTTATTGTTGCCTGCAAGAGCTTCGAGGCCATCAAAGGCTTCTGAACCACCGGAAGTACCAGTAAGAAGAGCTCCGTCTACTGCGCGAGCGTGTGCACGTGCAACTGACTCAACAAGCATTGGCATCAAGTTAACAAGAACTTCTTCGTCAATGTTGTTGTCCATGAAAGTAGTCGAGATCAATCGAGTTGCTTTCAGGATTACTTGCTTAGCATTGTACTGTACGTTAGTGACTTGAGGACGGTTCTCCAAGTTACCTGCGGTATCAGTGTTTGAGCCCCAAGCTGCAGGACCTGCATCTGTCTGGATTGGCAATACTTGAGTCTGTGAGTTAATTGTGATCTCACGGAAAGCTTGAGCGAGCTTAAGCTCGAGCATGATTTCCTTCTCGATTGCAGTAGAGACTTCTTGAGCAATATCACCAGCATTAGCTGCATAGTTGATACCTGCTTTTTCCATAAGGCTCTTAGAGTAGTTAGTTTCCCAACCTTTTCCAGTCATTACACCTAGAAGGTGGCCATACATAAAGTCCTTGCCCCACTTTGAAATGTTGCCAGACTCGGTACGATCAGCGAATACACGCTTTGAATCACGCATAGCAGTGATTTCAGCATTCTTCTCTTCGAGGTCAGTCTTATATTGAGAAAGTACTTCCTCAATCTTAGCATCTTTCTCAGCGAGCTTCGCTTCGACGTCGGCCAAGAGGCGCTCAGCACCTGACTCAATACCAGTTTTGATTACAGTCTCAACTTCAGCCTGCTTTGCGGCTTCAGCTTCTACTGCTTCTTGTGCTGCTTTAGCTTCTGCTTCAACAGCGGCTTTTTCTTCGGCCTGACGAATTGCGATTTTAGCAGCAGTCTCATCCGCTACCTTCTTAGCAAAAGCCTCCAGGTCGATTTCGGGAGTTTTTACTTCCGACATTGTTATCTCCTTTTGAACTGACTTTTCAGTTCCATCCGGTGCATCACTAGCTTCAAATGAATCTTCATCTTTAGCCAGAGACTGACCGGCTAGATCTACACTATTAGTGAAAGTTTTTTTGAACTCATTATACTCTTCGATAGAATCAAATGATTTCGCGAGAGAGAAAGTAGCTGCTTGGTTACAAGGTACCGATACCACTGATACTTCAAACAACTCAGCATCCTTTATCTTTAATCCGTCAGTTTCCGATAAGTAATCAGCATCCTTGACTCGGAAACCAACAGAAAATGCTCCAAGAATGCCTTCTTTTACAAGCTGCGCGACATGATCGGGCGCAGACTTAGAAATTTTAGCCTTAAGTTCAAGACCGTTTTCAGTGACTTTAAGTCCTGTAGCGCGTCCGATAGGCTTGTTATAATCGTGATTGAAAAGAATGATAGGATTCTTTTCGAAGTTACCAAGGCCACCCTTGGTCCATGCTTCGGCTGAAATGGTATCTCCAGCTCGGTCGAAGTCAGCAGTGCTAGCCATTCCGCAAATGTGGACGCTACCATCGTCGTCTTCATTGAGTGCTTTAAACGTAGAAGTAAGGTTAAAAATCTTTTCCATTAGTCTTCACTCTTTGCTTCTGCTTTTGCAGGCTTGCTCGGAGAAGCTTTAGGCTTCGGAGCAGGTTTTGGCTTTGGCTTTGGAGCTTCCATTAGTTCTGGATGCTTAACTTTTAAAGCGTGAAGTAGGTATTTCCATGCTTTAAAACTTCTCTTTACAGAAATAGCATGAATCGCATCTGTAGGTCCTACCTTAGCCAGATATGTTTTATAGTCTACATCTAAAGGAAGCTTGTGCTTCTCAAAATGTTCGTGAGCAATATCTAAAACTTTTTGTTTTTGACGTACTGCCATTTAATCTTCTCCTTCTTCTACAGGCCTTCCGCCTTCGTCCGGATTTGCAGCACTACCAGCAATATTTGCTGGAACTCGCAAATCATCATATCCCTCTACTGAAGCAAATCCGAGAGCATCTCGAGCTTCGTTTGGAGAGATAATTCCAGTATTTACTAATGCAGAGTAGTACTGAGATTGATCTCGTAATTCTGGCTGTAATGCCGGAATATCTGTTATATCTTCTGAAAGTGCAAACCCAAAGTATCTTTCTAGTGCAAAGTTCATTTTGCGTACAATAGGAAGAATAGTCTCTAAGTAGTACATTCTCATGTTAGGTCTTAAATTAGCATTATTACCAGAGTCTAACATAATTGGGGGGATGCCAAGTGCCTTTAGTACAATTTTTTCATTTTCTGAAATTGCAGATTGAAAATCTAATTCTTTAAAGTTTATATTTGAAACTTTATCTATTTCAATTCCGCCGTCAAGAATAAGAGGTCTGCGACCTCCTGCATCTGGTCTATAACGTGCGGACCAAGATTGAATCATTCTTTCTTTAATTTTTTCTGATAGAGTATTAGGAGATTTAAGTACAAGACCGGGAACGGCGCCGTTTTTAAAGAAGTTATCCTGAAAATCGCGCATACTTCTCATGAGTATCATGGTTCGTAAAGCAGGTTTTAGTCTTGAAACTCCTCTATAGATAGAATAGAATGAATTGTCTTTTATGTGAATAATTTCACTTGGCTTATAGCTAATTGTTTCATTAAACGTAAACTTTTCAATATACTTTGTATCATCTGCATGTATTGTCATTTTGTTTGCAGGCAAATGGTACATATGTACACCATCAAAATAAATAAAAATGTTTCCGTCAAGTAAGTAGTCAGTAATTAAATTACGACGAAAAGTGCTAATGTCTTGAAAAGGGTTCGGCTCTTTATTTAATAGTAGATCTACTCGCGAACGCTTAATACCTTTTACTACACTAGACATTCCTTGTACTTGACCGCCTACAGAAATTGGTATTTCAGAAGTATCATCAACAATCATGTTAACGCCTCTGTTTACAATTTCTAGGTCTTCATAGGCTCTCTCGTAGTTAACTACTTTTTCACGTGAAGGCTCTACTTTATGGTCGTAGTATGGCTGGGCAGGATTCAGCTTCTCTTCTGTATCTTTATTTTGCCAAAAATTATACCATGCCATGTTTGTCTCTTTGAATCTCTACCCAGCGCATTTGTTTCTTTGCAGTCACTAGGGCTGGATTTCTGCCATACAATCTATGCAGTTCCAAATGATGTTTATGGCAAAGTGTCACTGTGTGCTCGTACAGCTCCGCCCATTTATCTTCTATAAACTCGTCTCGCCAGATTACAATATACTCATCCGTATAATGCGCGGGTCTCTCTTTCTGCTTTTCTTTTAGCCATTCTCTTAGTAGAGGCGCTAGAGTGTAAAAGTGGTGAAAGTCGAGTTCTGTGTCAGCGCCACAAATGTGACATTCTGAACCTTTTTTATACTTTGATTTAGCTCGATCTCTTATATATTTTACCGGATCTCTTTTCAGCTTTTTCATTTTGAATTATAGCCCTTGTAACATAAATTGTCAAACACTATTTTTTGTAGGTCTCTTTAAAACCCACTCTGAGTTGTTTCGAATGAATATAGTGCATACCGTAAAGCATCTGCCATATGCGATGCTCGATTGTGTTTTGGTTTTTCTCTTGCAAGATTAGGGTTAGGATCCCATTGATATTGATCAAGGCAAGATAGTACTTCACCGCATCGTTGATCGACAAGCATGGAATCGTTGTCTACAATTCCTGCTACTTGTGCGATTCCATCTAATACTGATTTCTTCGCATTTACAGTACTAATATCGTAATTTTGTGCGAAGTCAAATCGAGTTTGCTGTGCTGCGGAATCTATATAAATGTAATCAATGTCCCATTTGTTAGATAGTTGTCGAATTACAGCGGCATGTTGCTCGGTGGTCTTCTCAGCATCGAGGTACTCATCTAAAACGTAATACTTTTCCTCGTCCCAATCATAAGCTATGACAACAAATGCAGTTGGGTCACGATAACCAACGTCGAGACCAGCAAATACATCCATGCGACGAGTATCAAGCTCTTCATTATTAGAGATACACTCTTCGTGATTAAAGTTCCAAATTTGGCCTTCATAAGTGTTAAAGTCCGCTTCATATTCCTGCCTAAATTCTGAATCGGACATAGACTTTTTAGCTTCTTGTATATCCATTTCAGACATTCGCGGATTATCCTTATAAGTAGCTCGTATCGAGCACCATTCAGGAAATTCATCATTAAATCCTCTGTCGAAAAACTCGGCAAACCAGTTGTTCCTGCCCCGTGGAGTTGAAATAAAGATCGCTTTAGAGTTTTCTTTATCCAAAGTAGGTCGAAGTGCTACGTTAAAGGCATCTTTACCGTCTGCCAACGCCGCCTCGTCAAATATAATTAAATCGTAGCTTCTACCTACACAAGAATCAACTTGGTTTACTGAGCCCATTCGAACCGTAGAGCCGTTTGTTAGCTCAATAACTTTATCTTTTGCATTGTCTTTTGCTACCTCTAAGTCAAAATGCTTGATTAAATTTCTTTGCAAGTCGAAAGAAATCTGAGACAGCGAGTAGTTAGGAGACATTATCAAAATGTTAGAACCGGGCACTAGTGATACCAACTGCCCTATAATGTTGGCGATGTATGTTTTGCCTTGACGCCTAGAAACTGCTGCACAGACAAAACGATACTTGGGGTTATTGATCGCATTTATAATTGCTTTTTGCGATGGAAGAGGAGTTACTCCCAGCAGATCCAAGTAATCTTCTGCGGGAAGTTTTAGAAAGCGTGTCTCAGATTGTAAATCTAGTATCTCTCCGCAAGATACATCTGCTCGACTAATTTGAACAGCCATAATTTAGTCCTGTTTTTGATCCTCAAGAACTTTTTCATTTTGTTCCATCCAATCTTCAGAGTCTGTGTCTTCATCGCCTTGTGTAGCTTGACGATAATAAATAATAATTTCTTTTTGCTGACCAATGTATCTTTTCAGCTCTTGTAAATTATATGCCATGTTTTCGTAATCTTGTGGTGTAATACCAAAGAGTACGTAAGTACCGCTTTGCATTTTTTCAAGCTTTTTTACTTGCTCTTCAAAATTCTTTTCTGTAATTACGAAAAACTCTACATCCTGTAAGTCAATCGCTTTTGGTAACGGAGGTTGATATATTTCAAGAGTTTTGTACTCCGTTACTGTTTTAATAATTGGCTCTGGAGCCGGAAGAGGTTGCGGTTGTAGCAGCGAGCATCCTCCGAGTGATAATAATAATACACTACTGAGAATCCGCATTTTCTACCTCCAGGCTTGCCTCTTCAATGGAACGAAATACTGCTTGCGTTCCTTTATTAATCCTAGGTTCAATTAACCCAGGTTTTGCTCTTGCAAGACGAGTCATATCATGACGCTTGAAGATAGATAAGTATCCATCCATTTCTTGCTGCATAGCAGTGTTCTTTTCTGTTAAGTCTCCTACTGCTTTTAGTTGAGACTGTAGGTTCTGTTCTGATCGCTCTCGTGCTACTTGTTCTCTTTCAAATGCGGTTTCAAGACGCATAGCATTTTCTTTTAAAGTTACTGCGTTTGCTTCGAGACGCGCGATTGTTGCATCTTTTTGGCTTACTACCGTTGTATGATATGCATATCCTGCTCCTGCAAGAAGAATCACAATTGGTAGCATTTTAATCATTCCAAACATTACTTTACCTTCTTGATTTGAAAATTAAAAGGCTCTTGAGTTTTTAACTCAAAAGGCTCTCCAGACGTTAGTTTTCCTTTTAAATGCTTTGCTTCACATTTATCAACCCACTTAAAATTATACTGAGTCTTTTTACTAGGGTCATACCAGATTGTTATTTCCCACTCGTTAAAAAGAAAACTAACAATCCAGCGTACCGGCCAAAAGACAATTCTCAATAAAATTCTCCCAGCGCTTTTCAATTTCTTCCCGCTCTCTGTAAGTAGCATATAGTGCTTCCTTTTGGCTATCAGGTACCGAATGGTATTCTTGCCACTCTTCCGGTGTCATAAACTTCTTTTTCGGATATGACACCCCTAGTTCAAATGTGTAATAAAGCTGGCCGGTCACAAGGTCTTCTGTTGATTCTAGGTTAGGAGACATTGCAACACAGCCACTAAGCAGTACTAAAGGTATTACTTTTTGCCAGACCATGCTTGAGCACCAAAAAATGCAGCAACAATACCGGCTACAGAGACAAAGTATACTGCCGCCATATCGCCTAGAATAGTTGCAGCTTGGTGTAACCCCATTAACTCAGTTGCCATTACTGTGGCAGGATACAGTAGCATACCTGCCAAAGCAAACCAAGTCATCTTTCGTTGAGCATCTCGCATTGCGTCTTGATCCTCGAGCTCTTTTCGCTTAAATTCAAGGTACATTCTGTGCTCTTCATTATCTACCTTACCATCGCCGTTTGAGTCTGCAGGATGATAACCAGCTTCTTTCAACTCTTCGTCCATTATTTTTTCCACTTAGCCATAGCAAGTTTCAATGCTACGTCTTGAGGAAGGTAAAACCAGTAATACTTTTTATGTCCTAGCTTTTCCATTTCCTCCCACTTGACAAACTTTTTAGTCCAGTTGTCTGCCCAGTGCTTTCCAAAACGAAGAACGGCGTGCCCTCCTCCATTTTTTGTGATAACTCTGCGAATCTGTGCCTTACCAGTAATTAAGTAAAACCAAAACTTCCACATAGATTTACCACTAATTAAGTAAAGGAGTGTGAGTGCGTAATCTTCACAGTCTCCTACATATGGATGCTCTTTCATGATTTGCCAATACTCACGTTGAGCATACTGATCAATATCATACTTGTATGCCCAGCTAGAGTTTAGTTCTTCAACTTCGCGCTCGAACATCACCATTTTACCTTATCGGCCCAATAAGCCGCACTCATTTTGCCCTTTGCAATGTTTTTACGATGACGTGCTTTGAAAGATGCACGCTTACGCTTCATTGCTTCTGACTCGCCTGCTTTTGGCTTACCCGCTGTTTTAGCGCCTTGTTGCCCAAATCGAATCGTTTTGACTTTGTCACCTACCTTTGCTACGACAATATGGGACTTCTTCGGGTGGCCCGGAGTACGTTTTGGTTTGTTAAACCCCGCTACTTTTGCTCGGGCTAAACGAGGGTCTTTTTTCTTTGTTCGTCGCTTACCTTTTCTTACCGCCACGTCTCATTCTCGCTTTCCGCTTGGTAAATGTTTTTACCATAGTCGGCTTGCCTCCTGGATTGCCTGCTGCTCTTTTACGACGAATAGCGGATTTTTTCTGAGCTTTTGTCATACGAGCTGCTTTTGCTGCAGGAACGCATTTTGGATATTTTCCTTTTTTAGAAGTCTTTCGACCGCAGGCGTGATAACCCCCGCCCTTTTTTGGACGGGAGATATCTACCCATTTTTCTTTGAACCATTTAGTAAGTCCACTTTGAGGTTTAGCCATTAGACTGTTAGTTTATGGCCCCACTTTTTCCAGGACCAATGCAGCAATGCACCTACTACCATACCAAATATAAAATCCATTTTACTTTCCCATGCGGTAATTACCGCCTCTGGCTTTATAAGTTTTTACTAGCCATCCGTTTGCGTACGCTGAAGGGTACACTTTAAATTTGCGCTTTGCTTCAGCTTTTACTCGTGCATACAACTTTTTGTTAGTAGGCACGGGGCGTTTTTTAGCGACTTTGCGCTTACTTTTTCTTTTTACCGCCACGTTTTTTCTTCATGATTGCTTTTTGCAATGCTGGAGGAAGTTTTTTCTGAGCTGCTGTCAAGCCGCCCATTGACTTCTTCTTTTTACCCCCTTTCTTCGCGGGACGTCCGCGTTTTTTACCGTAAGTACCTTTACCTGCTGGCATTAGTCTTCCTCTGCGATAGCTTCTTCGATGCTATCGTATTCCCGAACTTCGGGGAGTGGTAGGTCTTGTACATCTTCAAGCTGTGGAGGAGTCCAAAGCTTCCAACCTGTAGTATGCTGTTCTAGTTGATCTTTAGCTACTTGTTCGGAAATACAAATTATCTCACGACCCTCTTCTAAAGTAACAACCCATGTAGGTCCTCTTTTTGATATCATTATCTCATAAGTAAAGTCACAATGACGCCTGCAAGAAAAAGAATCATACTTCCTGCTCCTACAAGTAAACGACTTTCCATCTGTTTCATGGTATCTTCAATATCCACTAAACGATTAAAAGTAGTTTTCCAACGCTCTTCACATTGTGCATCGTGTTGAGCCATTTCTATTTCTATTTCACGTACTCGCGTATCCAGATTATCAACTCTTTCTGCTGCTGCAAGCATTCGCTTTGTTTGCTCATTCAGGTCCATTTAACAACTTTTCCATGAGTTTACCGTAGTTGCCTTGTCCAAAAGGAAGTGCTGCATCGTTGATCTGAACATTTGTTTGATTACGAATATTAGTACTTTCGGCTTTTAGTAAATCTGCTTGCGCTTTGATTTCATCCATACGCATTTTGTGCGCCATTTGTAATAGGTCTGCAAGATCCTTCGAAGAATACACTCCTGTTTCTTGTGCTTCGTCAAGTTTACTTGCAATCATTTCATCTAATACTGATGCAATGTTATTTTTGTTACGATACCCCATATCGAGATAAACGGTGTCAATATACTTCTTGACTTCGCGCTTGTTGAGCAGCTCAACTACTTGATTTTCAGGCACGCCCATAAAATCACACACAGCGCGAATATTACCATACTGTAAATAACAATTAGCAACCTCTAAGCCCTCTGGCGATATTGTCGTGATTTCTTTACCCATTTTGCAATTCTACTCCATACCAGTTGCAAAGTCAAGATATTTTTTTGGTACCTTAGTCCGCTAACGGGTTGTCTAAGGCTTTTTGTAATTTCTCTTCAAGATCTGTTTCGAGTTTTTCCATATCGGCTTCGATGCGATTCTCCACGTCTCGCATCGTATCTCGAACATCTTTTTCTGTTTCTCGAGTAAGGTTTGAAACTTCTCGAAGTCTTTCATCAATTTCGCTCTGGATATCTTTAACTCGTGCACTTGTACTATCATTAACACGCTCAATCCGAGTGATGTCGTCTTTGAGTCCATTTTTGATATCGCGCGTATAGTCAATAGCTTCGTCAAGTTTAATTTCTATTTGTGCATTTCGTGCTTCGATTACTCCTACATCAATATTTGCTACGATCTCTCGCATATCCATATAATCTTTGTAAAACTCAAAGCCGGCCCAGAGAGCCCCTCCTAAAGTAGAAAGGGCAGTAAAGACTACTGCAGCCTTTCCGCCCTTAAATGTCATTCCTGCAAATTCAAATTCTGCCATTTATTTATCATTTTCAAACTGCAGCGCACGTAAGTTCGCTACCTCCTGTTTGAGCCGTTGCACTTCAAGTCTTTCTCTTTCGAGTGCAAGTTGATATAATGTGTTACAATTTATTCTCTCTTTTGGTTTATCAAGTGGTATAATTATACGAGCGTACACTCCAGTAGATGTGCCACCCGTGTTGTAATTCTGTTGTAGCAGCGTGGGGTCGGGATCATCAACTAATCCAAGAACTCCAAACTCTAGGTTCGTAGACGATCCAATCGCGTTGGAGCAATCCATGTCTCCGTGGCGAAATCGATCAGACTGATAGCTTTGTGGCGATCCGGGCATCTGTAAATTTACAGACTGACCAAATGCAACTGATGGTATCAGTAATAAAATGTAAAAGAGTCTCATACGAGGCCTCACTTAATCTTTGAACAAACCTTTGATGATATGATGCTTTTTGAAGCATTTCCTTTTTCTAACATCGACCTGGTACATATGTAAGTGGCAGTTGTGTCACTCGGAAGAAATATACTAATATCACGCTTGCCGAAGTGCTTTAATCTAAATACTTTCTCTGTAGTTATGAAAGGGACATTATTCCAGTCTTCGTCCGTAACTTCGATCTTATAATATTCTACATCCACGCGAGCGTTCCACATTTTCAATTTCACTTCATATACATCATTCATGTATGAAGAACGTAACTCCGGATATGTTGGTGTAAGCTCGTGGGCCATTGCTGACCCACTTACAAACAACAGGAGTAGAAAACGAATTATAGTGGTATACACTCTGCCTCCACAACGGCGGTGTAAGTTCCTGCAGGGAATGATTTAGTATAACCATAATCCGCAATTGATGAAATCTTAAACCATGTGCTTCCTGCAACGGTCATTTCATATTCGTGCGCATTATCATACTCTACTTTGTTTGTATCATAGTCTGCCATGTTTGTGTCTGACATCT